AATGAGTCTGAAATATGGAATGTTATATCTGGACTTGAAGAAAGTATTAGTGAAAAATTAAACGTAGAAACAGGTGGTGCAGTAACAAGTGTAGAACTTACAGAAAATTTTGAGATTGTAGTTACAACATCTAAATCAGCAACTGTTAAAGAAACTGCTAAAGTACAAGAAGTAGTTCAAGTAATGAACAAAACTAAAGCTGTTGAAACATTAAAGAAAGAAGTTATTGCAGAAGTAATTAAAGAAGCTAAACAAGAAACAGTTAAGAATAGTTCTAAACAAGAAACAGTTAAGAATGTTTCTAAAGAAAAAGTAGTTAAGAACAGTTCTAAAAAAGAAATCAAAGAAACTACTAAGCCTAAATTAAAAGTAATTATGGCAAAGATAGATGATAAAGTTAAAGATCCTGTAAAGAATTTAGAACTTAAAAACTTAGTTAAAATAGATGCTATGACACAAGATCAAGTATCTTTATCTGTTTACAATGTACCCTTTTATAAACCAAGAGATATATACTTAGATCAAATTAATATGATCGATAATAGATTAATATATAATGGAATACAGTTAGTTAGTTATATAGCTAATGATAGTATAGGAATTAAAGAAAGAACATTGCAAGAACTAAACATAAACAAACAGAGAATATTAATAGAACTTAGGGAGTTAAGAAATGGTTAAAAATATTAAGAATAATTTAACAAACATTGTAGTTATCATTGGACTTATAGGAAGTATAGGTGCAGGATTTATAAAGTATGGTGAGGTTATGACTAAACTTGATGTATTAACAAAAGCATCTAAGACAGTTGATATAAGTTATGCTTCAGAAATAGCTGTATTGGAAGAAAAAGTTCAAGCATTAGAAGAATCTAACACAGGTGAAACTGATGAATCTTTAAGTAGATTAGATATTAAAGCATCAATTAATGCCAAAGAAATAGAGTTATTGAAAGTACAGTTAAAAGAATTAAAAATATCCACATCAAATCCATTATCTCAATAGTCTCTTTCTATTATCATTTCTAGATAATGAATAGCTTTCTCTATATCTTTTTGTTTTCCTTTTGCTTTGTGTCTGCAAATATATTTAATAGCATTACCTTCTGCAAATAGAAGTTTATTCTCATTAATAAAATGAGCTGGTTGAATCTTCATGTTTTTATAGTGAGTTCCGTCTACTTGTTTATTAAGTGATTCGTATGTCATGTCTTTAAATATACCTTTATGCGTCATTGAATGTTAACCTAAATTTACCTGAGTGTTTTTCATATTTCTTACGTGGTTTATACAATACTTCTTTTTGTTTATTTGTTAAAGCATAAACAGGTTCTTTCATAGCTATGTTAAACTTACGATTAGCTCTACCAGAATCTAATTCAGCATAAGAACAAATAGTTCTAAAGTCTACAGAGTCCGTAGTAAGCCAAGTTATAGCTTCACGTTTATCTATAATGTGATATTTATATACACCATCATACATAGCGTCATGTATTGCTTGGTTTATAATAGATCTAAACAATTTAATCTGATGATCGTTCATCAATAATTTCGTAAGTAGTACGTTGTTCTATAGTATCAGCTTCTTGCCAAGTCAAACTATTACCATCTAAATTATTAATTATTTTCAAGGCTTCTTGATCTGTGTTTGCTTTAATAATAACTTCAGCATAAGCAGGAAGAAGAACCCATTTTTTAAACTTATAAATCATATATTGTTTTTACGTCTACTAGCTTCCAATGTTCTAAAGAGATCTATAATTAAACCTTCTTTATCTCGTTTGTTTTCTAACGTAGATGCTTTTACTTCAGCAGTAAATATTTCTTCTACTGCAATCTTGTAAGTAGGACTAGCATAGTAAGATTGTTCCTTTGCAGATATACTTTTATCTTCTGTGTTAGCTGTTATGTGTAATGCTTTTTTACGTTTAAGTAATCTATCTAAGTATTTTACAGTAGCATTTGATTCAGCATTTTCTTCATCTGTTTCTGAAAGAAATGTTAATGCATCTTCTAATCGTTTTTCAGTTATCATTTTTATCCTTTACTGGTTTACAATATGTTAACATAATTTTGTATTCTTTGTCATCTAATTTATAATAGATACCCACACCCTTATCATCTTTAGTATAAGTATTGTTTGCAAGATATTCTTCACAAGATTTATAATCTACAAATTTTTCTTTAAGAAGATATTTCATGCCTATTTTTGCAGGATCTATTTCTGTTGGAAGAAGTAACATCATTAATAGTTCAAACATATTGTCCTTAATTTAAAAAGGCACTACCACAATAACAACTGATTTGAAAAATGTAGTAATGCCTAGTTTTCTAACTCGAGGGAGATAAGAAATTGTTAAAAAGGTGCGTCATCTTTTAGTATTTCCTCAATGCTTTGAGCTTTAGCATCTAATACTTTTCTGACTAAGTTATCAATCTGTTGAAACTCTGAATCAGTTGGTACTTTGCCACCAGACATATACGAAGCTATAAGATTACTCATAGTCAATCTATACTTTTCAGAAAATTGATCTAATGGTTTTACAGCTGCATGAGTAGTGTTAGCAGAGTAAGTAGCAGTAACAGGACTTGATCCTGAATTATCTGATACTTCACTTAAACATTCTATTCTAGACGCAGTTTGATATTGTTTACCAGTCTTACTTGTTCGAACTGGTTGAGCATCAATCTTTAATCTGGCCCCAGCAGGCCATCTTTGGGATCCTAAAGCTTCACCATAGACAGTCATATCTGATCCGTCATCTTTATTAATGTAGACAGTAACTTGACCATCATCTTTCTCGAATGCTTTCTTAAAAGTGCATTCAAATGTTTCGTGTTCCATGTTTGTTCTCCTATTTATTTGTTTTATTATTTTTCCTATTTTCTGCATCTGCTCTTATAACCTATTTAAAGGCCTCTTGCCAAATCATTTTTGCATATTCTACTGCATCTGGCGATCCTTTCCATCTGAAGTTATCCATAGTTAATGGAAACATCTTGACAACATCTTCTTTAGTTTTAGCTATTTCCATACAATGTTCTATAGCTCTCATACCATTGATGATAGTGTCTAAATGTCCCTCTCTGCCTTCCATATCTACGCTGTGAACGTCTTTGTACGAACAATAGAGTAGAGCTGTCGGTTTATTGAAAAGGTCTTTGTACAGGGCTTGTTGACGCAAATCAGCATCTTTTGGGTACCATCTGCTATCTACAGCACCAGATTTAAGTCTCTTAATGTAAGCAGTAGCTTTAGTATCTATGATTACATCTTCGAACTCAAAGTCAGTTACTCCTTTTACATCATATTTTAACCCATATTTATCACCAGGAATCGTAATTTCCCTTTGATAAGAAATAACTTCTCCGAATTGAGGAAGCTCTTTTACAAATTGATTAGCAATTATACCAGACCAAAGACATTCGTCATCGGACGCATCTCCTTTTAGTTCTATGTATTTGGATTTTGCATAATCTATGATAGCTTCTTCATCAGTGATTTTATTTTTAAGAGCGTGTTCAGCAGATTGCTCTGCAACAGTACCCATTTTCATACGTGCGTTAGCTTCAGACTTAAAGTCATATAAATTATTAATTATCCAGTAAGGTGGAGAATCAATAAAACTATTAGTTCTTGAAGCACTATGTCTATATTCAACTTTCATATTTATTTTCCTATGGTTATTAATGTTCAACGTTATTGTAGTATGTCTTATAGTGTATCATTAGATACATTAAAAGGTAAAAAAACAGTTAAGAATACTAAAGAATATAAGATATATAATTTAAGTATTTTAATGTCATGGCTTTTACACCCTACACAGGTGTACGGGTGTAAGAGTACTATCGCTAGGCTCCATGACTGTAATAAAAACAGAGTGTACAGATTAAACAGATTATATAATAATAACCAAAACTTTAAAACTTTCGTTGATAAAGCATTAATTCATTATAAAATATCTTATGCGTCACATTGAAAAACCTGAGCTCATTTCAACCATATTAGATAAACGTCAAGTATGGTTAAATATTAGAGAGTCTCGTTTGATGTACATGTTTCATCGTAAGCTCATATCTATTGAAGAATATGAAGCTGGATCTCGTTATCGCCTTATGTGCGAACTTCAAGGTGGTGGTACTGGCAATGTTCTAAAAGAACGGATTGACAATGCTAGCACAGACTTTATAACATCTTCTCTTGGTGCTGCCTTAGCAGTTAAAGAAGTTGATGATGAACTCGGTAAAAGAGTTTCAACAATTATGAAGTTGTTTTGTCATTTTAATTTTGGTATCATTGAGATAGCATATCATTTAAGTTTAACAGAACGCAGAGCGTCTAACCAAGTACATGAAGGACTATCAGATTTAGCAATTTATTATGGCTACAAAAAAGTGCACAATACTATCAGAGGACAAGGTACAAAGAATCAAAGACAAAGAGTACCTAAAGTGGGTAGCATCTAATCCTTGTATTCTCTGCCAGAACACACAGTCTCAAGCACACCACGTTACCTTTGCAATGCCTAGAGGTTTCTCACAGAAAGTTGGAGATCAATTTACTGTACCTCTTTGTTATAAACATCATCATCAATTACATACCAATGGTATGAGTGAAAAGGACTTTTGGCTTAAGCTAGACATGGATGCTGTTGATATATGTAGCAAATTCTATAAGCATTACCACGATATGTGGAAGAATAAGAACTTTTTCTATGACGATTCTCTACTTTGGATAGAGGTTTATGATAAACTTGTACCTAAGATACAGAATAACATTGATTTTCTACTGCAACCCAAATAACTAATAAGGCTATCCTTAAATAAAAGTATGAGCAAACTACTAAAATTTCCAAAGGGTAAAAAGAATTACTCCGAACATTTTCTAACTAACGTTAAACCAGATGCCATAGGTGATTTCATTAAACGTGAAAATCCTTCTATGTCTCTTAGAGCTGCAGACGCAATGGCTCTTGCTATAATTTACAAAACTTATTTACAATTAGTATTTGACGAAGAAGGTCATACTATACCTCATAACATACTAGATGCTCTAGATGAGAATGACGATTCAACATTTATATGGAGCAAGAATGGTAAAGAAACATTTCATTAAAACCTTTCCTTACGACAAATATAGAGTGGAGTGGCTTGACTGTATAAGTGACTCAGGTTGGGCAGATAAAAAAGAATTCATTAACATGAAACTAGCTCACCCAGTAAACGAGGGTTGGTTATTTTCTAAAGACAAACATTATACTAAACTGTTTGCAGCATACATACCTGAAGATGATGGTACATACACTTATGGTGATCGTACTAATATTCCTACTTCTTGGATTGTAAAAATGGTTAAGATTTAATAGCCTCATCGCTCATGTTATGTCCTGGATTTATAGCTTAGATTAACATCTCCTTAACAACATAACTATAGTTAATTACTATTAAATGTGAGTTAACGTCTGATCACACAGACAACAACATAATTTTATACTCTAGAAGTTATAGAGTTTTACAAGCTAGACAGTCTCCCATCTAGCTCTATTTATTCAGTCCTTTACTGCCGTTATCTAGTATCGGTAACCTTACAAATAACTAGAAATAATTTTGTAAGTTTAAGTCACGATAACTGAATAAAATTCTTAAATTCCTTTTTCACTATACAAATCATTAATCTTCTCAGCTTCTACTTGAGCTTCAGTTTTTAATGGATCCGTATATACTTCTTCTACTTTTAATTCTGAATTTTCTATCATACGTTTTTTCGTAGCTAGAATTTCAGATTTGATATGATCTTTAGCGTGTTCTAATACATGA